TGTTAAGTCACCAACTCTTAAAATGTACTATGGTCATCAGTATTTGTTTGACCTAAGTCACTCTTCTCTTGTAGGTGGTAACTTATCCTTCTCTAAGGATAACTTATACAAACTAGAGTATTCATTCAACTCTATTGAAAGAATAGGTATTCCTGGTGTTACAGGTGGTGGACAACCAAGTCCTTCTGTTAAATTGAAAATTGATGATACTATTGTTACTAATATTTCATATTACTTTGATCCATCTAGAACAGGAGATACTTCCCCTGTTGTTGCTGGTAGTTACTTAGATGTTGTAGAATCTCCTTATAAAGGAACTTTTGATATTACATCTACTTCAGGACAGACAATTACTTCAGGACCAGATACATTCAAATTCCTACTTGCTAATGAACCTGAAGGAAATGCTTCTATATCTCAAACATCTTATAGTACTAGTTCAGTTAAAGCAGTTGGTTCTATAAACGCTATTAGAATTGTTAATCCAGGTGGTTTCTATACTAAATTACCTGTTGTTACTGGTATTTCATCAACCAGAAAGATTGAACGAGCAACCATTGAAGAACCAGGAACTGAATATGCTGTAGGAACTTATAATGGTGTACCTATTACTGGTGACGGTGAAGGTGGTCTTGTACAAATTACTGTTGCTGATGGTCTAGATGACGATGGTATAACAATTCCAGGTCAAATTAATGCTGTTGTAATTACTTCAGCAGGTAAAGGATATACCACTGCATCTATTGACATTGATTCAGTAGCAGGAATTCTTGGATCTGGATTAACTGGATCAGGAGCAAAAGTAAATGTAATTATCCCACCTTTCGGTACTGAAGCATCTATCTTCACTAAAGGTGATAAAGTTGGTAAGATTAAGAAACTTAAGAACAATAACTTTGGTTATGATTATCCTCATGACTATACTTTACGTCCTGAGATTACATTCCCATTAAATGCTCAGTTAACTTCTACAAGTATTCTTTCTAGTATTACAGTAACTAATCCAGGTTCTGGATATTCATTAGCACCTGCTGTAATAATTACAGGTGGTGGTGGATCAGGTGCTACTGCAGAATCAAGTATTAAAAATGGTCGATTAGATAATATTGTTGTTAAAGATCCTGGTGCTGGTTATTCATCAACACCAACTATTAGTTTAAGATCTTCCTTTAACTATGTTGTAAACCTTGACTTAGGTTTATTACAGTTTGCTTATCCTCATGGTATTGTTAATGGTGCTGCAGTAAGTGTAGCAGTTACTGATACTGGAGATGGTGCTGATTTCCCTCTTGCTGCTGGTGCTATTGGTCGTCTTAACGCAACTACTACCTATTATGCAATTGCTGGTGCTACTAACTCTTTAGAAGGTGATCAGTTAAAACTTGCAATTACTGCTTCAAACGCTGCTCTTGGAGACGCAATTTCCTTCGTTAACGCTGGTGAAGGTCGTCAAAGTGTATTAACTGAATCATTTGGTGGTGCTGCTGAAGCAAATGTTATTACTTCTACTTTCCTTGAAGGTGAATTGGTTTATCAGGGTGATACATTAGATGTTGCTACTGCAACTGGATATGTTTCTACAAACTCTGGTTGGCAGATTGGACCTAGAATTCTTAAGATTGTTGACTATACAGGAACCTTTGCTAATGGTCAAAAGATTACAGGTGTTATTTCTAAGTCTTCTGGTACTATAAGTGATCTTAAAGTTGCTCGTGGTGTTCTAGAGATTGGTTCTATTACCAAAACTACAGGTCAGTTTATCGATGATGTTGGTAAACCATCCGAAATTATTCAAAAAATCCAAGACTCTTACTATTATCAGGACTTCTCTTATGCTGTTAAGTCTGCAGTTTCTATTAGTGATTGGAAAGAAATTCTTATTAGAAACGTACACCCTGCATCATTTAAGGTATTTGGTGAGTTAAATCTTAATGAATATGGTCAAATTCCTAATAAGGATACCTTCTTCCAGTTAACTAAGTCTGTTGAACTTGCACAGGAAGCAATTGTTCCTAATATTCAGAACTTTGCTTTAGTTGAACCAATATACACAGAGTTCAATAATACCGAGGTTTTATTCCGTCAGAAGAGATTGACATCTTCAGAGAACATTTTGACCTCTGTTGTACAACGTATTGATGATATTTCTAACCTGTTTGATGGTCAAAAGATTGCATTCCCTCTAACTGTTAATGGTAACAACGTTGTTGCTAATGCTAATCAGTTAATGATTGTTCTTAACGGTGTTGTACAAAACCCAGAGACATCATTCAACATTCAGTCAGATTCCATTGTATTCAGTGAACCACCTTCACCACCTGCAAGTGTTAAGTATGCTAACATAACAGTTTCTCAAATTCAAACTGTTGCTTTTGAGTTTACTAATATTAGCGGTATTTTCCCTAATATTGGAAATCCTCTTGTTGGTAGTAGTACAAATGCAAGATTAATTGTAACTAACGTTACTGGTAATACTGTTTCTGGTTATATTACAGAAGGAACCTTTGTTATAGGTGAATTAGTTAGTGTTGGTGCAACAGGGTTCTCTGCTCTCTTAGCATCAAATACTGCTGTATCAAATATTGGTCTATTTACATTTGGTGAGAATGTAACTAACTTAACTGGAGATATTGCAAAAGTTGAACAAATTAACTTAGCAACAGGTCAAGAAACTCCAGCAGCACAATTGCGTTATGCAGTTGGACCTTCAACTACAAGTATTGAGGTAATTCCTTATGGAGGTGCTTCATTATCACCAGTCACTGCTGGAACCTTTGTAGCAACTCAGAATTATCAATTTGGATCTGAGATATTCCTAGTCAATAGTATTACTGATAATGCAGACTCCACAACTCTTGGGGTATCAAGAGGACAGGTTGGAACTCAGGCAGTAGCACAACAAGAAAATACACCAGTTTATAGCACTGTTATTGCTGTTACTAATGCATTAACATTAAGTAAGACTGCTGGTACATATAAGTCAACTCCTGGATTATTTGATATTCAGTTGAATGATATTATTATTGGTTCTAAATCTGGAGTTGTTGCTAGTGTTGCATCTACTAGTGCGTATCAAGATCCTACAACCAATGAGTTTATAGGACAGGTTAATATTTCTCCTGGATCTTCTTTCTTTGGATTGTTATTTAACAGAATTACTTCTTCATCATATCCTAATGTTGTTCTAGATAACATTTCTCAATCTCAAGTTAATGTTGTAGATTTCACTGATAATCTTACTGCATTTGATAGTAAGTTCCCTGCAAATGAATTAATCAATAATTATGTAATACCTTATGATAATGCTGTAGGAAGTATAGTTCAGGATGAATATGTTCGTAACTATAGGATCAATTATGGTAATAATGTTGGAGACTTTACTAGTTCAGAAGATGGAAGAGTAAGAAAACTATCTTTCTACGACAAGCAAGGAACTGGTTTCTTTAATAATGGTCAGATCATAAGAACTAGGGATACAAAGGCAGAAGTTATCGGTTATAGTCAGGCACGTGATATTGTTTATCTTGGTAAGATAGGTAGAACACAATCAAATGGTGAAGATTATTACAAATTCACCTTTAGTGTAGATGCTAAATTAGATACTACACAGAAAAAATTTGGTTTAACTTCATTAGAACTTGCAGCAGCAGATTATATTAGCACTCCTTCAACTACAGAAATTGCTTTTGGTTCTGGTGTGTTCACTGTAGATCTATGGATAAGACCTGCTACTGCTTCATTAAGTGGTAATGTTGATATTTTTGATACAAGATCATCAGGTGCAACTGAAGTTGCTGGTAGATTGTATTTGGCAACTGGTCAACCACGTTGGCATGTTAATGGTTCTGATTTAGTAACTACAAGTACCACTTTAACTGCTGATACTTGGGTACATATTGCTATTGTCAGAGTATCCACTACAACAAAAATTTATATAAACGGTACTGAGGCAGGGACTGCTACTGATAACTCATCATATATCGCAAAACCAATTCGTATCGGTGCTGATTATGCAGGTGCTAATGGATTTACTGGTCATGTTGATGAATTAAGAATTTCAAATACTTCTCGTTATACCACAGCATTTACTGCTCCTAATGGAATATACCAAGGTGATGCTAATACAAAATTACTACTTCACTTTGAAGGTATAGATGGTGGAGTACATGTTGAAGATTGGTCTGGTGTAGAATCATTTACAGCAGGTGAATACTTCAATAATGATTCTATTATTGATACTGTGCGTAAAGTTGCTGGTAAGCATACTTGGGCTGGTGGTACAGCTAACAATGCTATTAGAATAACAGGTGGTGTAGAAAAGGATGTTACTGATGCTACTTACAATCCAAATACAGGTGACCTAGTATTAACAATTGGATCACACAGTTATACAACATCTAATACTATTACAATTAAACCAAACTCTTTGACATTTACCTGTGCTAAGGATAATAATGCTACTAATCATACCTATCCAAGAGTAACTGATCCTGCATATGGTGCAACATTAGCAATCTCAGCAGAAACTGCTACTACAATAACAGTTAATGTTGGTATAGCAAATAGAGGATTTGTTGGTAATACTCAGAGATACATTAATGCTGGAGATTTGATTACTTCAAACTTAGATTTTATTGCTAAGGAAGTTGTATATCTAATCAATCAGAAATTCCCTAACTTTACAGTTATTGGTGGTAATGTTAATTGCGAGGATGATGTTAGAGATGTTTGTAAGGCGATTGTATTTGATATTCAGAATGGTAGTAATAGTAAGATATGGGATGCAGCGAGTTACTATGTTAATAGAGCAGATGTTAACAATGTTCAACTTCTCAACGTTGAGAAAGAAATTATAGAGACTGTTTGGGCATATGGAAAGTTAGATGAAATTCTTGACTTTATTGTTACTAACTCTCTATGGGATGTTCAAGGTGATCATGGATTAACTCAGAAGACTGATACTTCTATCACCGATTCTACTACATCATCATTTACAGAAATTACTCCAACCAATGTAGTTTATAGTGCTGCAACAGGAGATCTTAAGATAACAAAATCATCTCATGGTTTTGTTGGTCCTTCTGCACTTACAGCAACAGGAGCAACTTATAATCCTGCAACAGGTATCTTAGAGATAACAAGTAACAGTCATGGTTTACTTAATGGTGATAAGGTTCAATTAGAAGATGATTCATTAACATTCACTTGTTCAATGGATGAGAACAGAAGCACTCATACTTATCCAAGATCTTCTGATCATGCAAGTCAAGGTTGGTTAAGTGTTCAGAATAAGCAAACTAATACTTTCCAACTTGATGTTGGTAAAACACCTAACGTAGGTTTCCAACCTTCAGCAGCAACTTATGATGCTGAAAGTGGTCTCTTAACAATGGATATTGGTGAACATCGTTTAAGAGCAGGTACTAATGTTAAATTAGCGAAGGAATCTTTATCATTCACTTGTGATATGGATGATGATTTTACAACTAAGAAATATCCTAGAACAACTGATCCAGTATATAATGATTCTATTCCTATTCTATATGAAGGTTCTCGTCATACAATAACCTTTGCAACATATACACCATCATCAGGTAAGATGGTTCTTACTTGTGGTAAGCAGTTTAGTGTTACTGACGCTGCATATGTACCTACAACTGGTGTTATGACACTGACTGTTCCTAATCATGGACTTACTGTTAATGATCAGATTAAGATTGTTAATAACAGTATTGTATTTACTTGTGCAATGGATGACCATACTACTGATCATTCATATCCAAGATCTACTGATCCTCAAAGTGATAAGAGATTGAGTTTAAGTAACATAACAACAAACACATTTGATGTTAATGTTGGTACTACTCCAGCAGTTAACTTTACTCCTGGTGCTGGTACAACATACAATCCTGCAACTGGTGATCTAGTACTAGCAATTGGAACTCACTCACTATCTGTTGGTGATGGTATTAGAATTGCTGATAATTCACTTACATTTACTTGTAACTATAATGGTGATGGCAACTCAACTCAGAAGACATACCCAAGATCAAGTGGTGAAAATGGTACTGCTGGTGGAGCATCTAACAACACTGGAACTCCAGACCCTGCATATCAGACTTCCGTCTATATTACTGGTACAACTTCAACAACAATTACAGTTAACGTAGGAACATCATCAGATACTTCTACTCATGTATTTGTAACTGCTAATTCAAATGCAATAGTCACAGGTGGTGATTATGCACACATCTTCCAATATGCAGTTCCTAATGGAATTACATATGACAATCATAGATTTGAAAATGGTGATAAGGTAAGACTTCTTGATAACTCATTGACATTTACTTGTCAGTTAGATGGAAATGATACCGATCACGCATATCCAAGAGTAGGAAAAGATCCTTATGCTGGTAGACAGTTTAAGATTGCTAATAAGACAGATAAGACATTTGAAATAAATGTTGGCATCTCCCCTGATAAATCCACACATACATTTAAGTCTGCATATCCAGGTGGTCTTATCCATGTTGATAATACTGTAACTTTAGATGTAGGTAAGTCACCTAAGTTGGTTCATGATATCAGTAATGCAGTTTATACTCCTGCTGATGGTAACATGGTTCTTACACTTGGAACTCATGATTTGGTTGTAGGAGACAATATTAAATTGTTGAATGAAGCTGTTACATTTACTTGTGATCAAGATAGTGATGTATCTGAGCATGCATATCCAAGAACAACAATTGATACACATCAGGCAACTACTGGTACATCTTATAATCCTACTACAGGTATTATGAGTATCACTACCACATCTGCTCATGGAATGAGAAATGGTGATTGGGTTAAATTTGATGATGACTCACTTACATTCAATTGCAACTTTGATGGTTATCAAACCAATAAAACTTATCCAAGATCAACTGACCCTGTTAGTGGTAAGTGGATACAAGTTTCTAACGTAGCATCTACTACATTTGATGTTCAAGTATTGGATGTTATTCCATCTACAAACTTAGATCCTCATATCTTTGTATCTGGTACAGCAACTGGTATTAAGCAAAAACGTGACAAGACTTTTGATACTTCTGTTTCTATCACTGCTGTTGGAACTTCTAATAAGACTGCTTCTGGTGGAGCATACAATCCCGAAACTGGTGTTCTAACCATTACTTCTAGTAGTCATGGATTAACTGGTGCTTCTGAGCATACTGTAACTAATTCAACTTATACACCTTCAACTGGTGTTTTAACATTGACCATCGCTGGTCATGGATTTACAAATGGTGACAGAATAAGAATTAAAGATGATTCAATAACATTTACTTGTTCTAAGGATTATGATGCAACTATTCATACATATCCTCGTTCAACTGATCCCGTAAGTAATAAGTTCTTACATATCGTTAACGTAACTACTAATACATTTGATGTTAATGTTGGCAAGTCTCAAGATCTATCTTCACATACATTCATTTCAGCAACATCTAATGGTATTGAAAGGGCAGTTGCTTCAGTAAAATTAGACGCAGATTCAATCACATTTAGTTGTGATATGGGTGGTGGTGCAGTTAATAAGACTTATCCACGTACTACTGATCCAATTGCTAATCAATGGGTTCCAATTACTAATAGTCAAACCAATTCATTTGATATATTTGTAGGAAAAACTGTATTTGGTAATACTGCTCATTCATATCAATCTGCAACTTCTAATGGAATTAAGGTTCAGGATGGAACAGTTACAATTAACGTTGGTATTTCATCCAACACAACAACTCATGCTTTCGTAGAAGCGAAGAAAGGAGCATTAATTGTTGGTGGTGTTTATACACATACATTCGTTCCTCAAGCAGCATATTCTGTAACTGATGCATCTTATAACCCAACTTCAGGTGTTATGGAATTGACCATTAATGGTCATGGATTTGAAAATGGTGATTTCATTCAAATTGCCAACGAATCATTAACATTCAGTTGTGGTTTCAATGGAGCATCTGGTACTGCTGCACAAAAAGCATATCCAAGAGCAACTGATTTCTCTAGTGGTAAATGGTTAGAAATATCTAACGTAGCTACTAATACATTCGATGTTCAAGTTCTAGAAACAGCACCTTCTACAAACACTGATACACATACATTTGTATCTGCTACTAGTGGTGGTGTAGTAAGATCTGCTCTTAAGACAGGTGGTGCTTATACTCATACATTTAAGTCTGCAATTGCAAATGGTATTAAGAAGCAAGGACAAGCAATTACAATTAAACCAGAAGGTCTAACACTTAAGTGCAATATTGATGATAATGCAACTAAGCACATTTATCCTCGTAAGACTGATCCTGCTTATAATTCTGCGTTAGCAATTACAAAATATGATACTAATACATTTACTGTAAACGTAGGTAAGTCTCTTGCAAATGAAGAAAATACACCTTATACACCAACTGCAGCAACATACGATCCTTCAAACGGTAATATGGTTCTTACACTTGGTAAGCACACTTTGACTACAAGTGACAGTGTTTTAATTGAAGATGAATCATTGAAATTCTCTTGCACGATGGATAATAATCAGTCTCCTAAAGCATATCCTCGTTCATTACATGATACTCGTGCTTCTGGAAGACCTGTTGCTATCACTGCTGTTGGTACAACTTCACATACAATAACTGCTGCTGATTATAATCCTGTAATAGGCGAATTGTTATTGACAGTTGCTAATCATGGATTATCTGAAGGTGACATGGTTAAGTTTGATGTTAATGCAATAAGATTTACATGTGCTAAGGATAGTAATGCTACTAACCATGATTATCCAAGATCAACAGATCCAGTTGCTGATAAGTGGATCGAAGTAAGAAATGTAACCACAACTCAATTCAGAGTAAATGTTGGTGTTTCTTCTGATACATCTCAGCATCAATTTGTTTCTGCAGTTAGTGGAGCACTTAAGAGTCAAACAGGAACAGTTACTGTTAATGTTGGTTCTGCTGGTACTAACGCTCAATTCACACCTTCTGCAGCAACTTATGATGCTGAGACAGGTAACATGACTTTGACTATTGGTCAACATGGTATGAAGAAGGGTTCAAGTGTTACTATTGCTAATGCTGGTTTGACATTCAACTGCACAATGAATGGAGGATCTTCTAATAAGCAATATCCAAGATCAACAGACCCATATGGTAATCTTAAGTCTATCCCTGTTACACATATAGGACATACACATCATACAATTACTAATGCCACTTACAGTCCTGGTATTGGTAAGTTAACGATAACCATTCCTAGTCATGGTTTCTCTAATGGTGATTATGTTCAGATTGTAGATAATTCAATAACATTTAGATGTGAACTAGATGGCAATACCACAGATCATGCATATCCTAGAACTGGATTTGATCGTGCAAGTGGTGGATGGTTCGCTGTTGCTGGTGCAGCAACTGATACTTTTGATATTAATGTCGGTGTATCTTCAGATACATCCACTCATGTATTCAAATCTGCTACAACTAAAGGTCTTCGCAAACAAAGTGGTGTAATTACGGTTAATGTTGGTGCATCTCCAATTAAGGGATATGATGTTTCTAACGCTGTATTCACTCCTTCCACTGGTGTTTTAGTTCTAACCATTGGTGAGCATAGTCTTACATCTGGCACATCTCTCAAGATTGCTAATAATTCACTCGTATTCCGTTGTGATGCTGATGGTCAAGCTTCTGATCACTCTTATCCTCGTGCAAATGGTCAAAGTGGTGCAACTGCTGATGATCCAGCATATAATGATGCTGTAGCAATTGTTTCTGTAACTTCTAATACAGTTACACTTAACGTTGGTACATCTTCTAACACCACTACTCATGCATTCCAAAGCACTAATAATACTTACACTGCAAGTACTGCTGCTTATAATCCAACTACAGGTGTAATGACTATTACATCTAATGGTCATGGAATGATTAATGGTGAGCATATCAAGATTGCTGATAATTCATTAACATTCACATGTGCTCAAGATAGTAATGCTACTAATCATTCATATCCACGCCCAACTGATCCTGTATCTAATAGATGGTTAACAATTTCTAATGTACAAACTAATACATTTGATGTTCAGGTTCTAGATCAAGTTCCATCAACAAACTTAACTGCACATACATTCGTATCTGCTACTGCAAATGGTATTACTAGAGCAGTATTGAGTACTGGTGGTGCTTATACTCATACATTTGTAACTGCTGCTTCAAATGCTGTTTCTTATACACCACAATCAACACATACTTTCGTAAGTGCAGATCCTGGTTCTATTAAGAAGATATCAACAACACATACATTTGTTTCTAGTATTACTAATTCCATTAAACTTCTTAACCATAATACTGCTGATTGCACTGATGTTCAAACAAACATTGAGAACTTAATTAATATCTTAACTGATACACTCAATGCTGCTAATTTAGCAACTCCTGTAGATCATCTAGGTGCTGTAACTAGGTCTAAACCAGACTATGAATTCCTTGGTGGTAAAGTAGGAACATACTATGAAGTTCCATTCCCAGTTTCTTATCATAATAGTACAGATGATCAGATCTACGCTAATCAGATTGATCTTGATACACAGTATAGGTTCCGTGATGCTGCAAACTTAATACGTGTTAACCTCGGTCCTATTATTGATAAGGCATCTGCTGATATGCTCAGTAGATATCCAGATCTTGCTTTGGATATGCCTAGAAATGCTAATGGTACATCTACTGATGGTACTCTCAGGTGTAAGACAGACTTGATACTTATTGCTGAAGAAATAATCAAAGATATTGAAGATGGTGGTAACCTCAACTCTGTTAATGTTGCTAAACAGTATCTCGGAACAAATGATGTTCTCGTACATATTAGATTACAAGTATTCCAATCTGCATATGCTCATGAACGTCTAGGTTTCTATATGAAACAGGCAATCATTGGTAACTTAAGTGGTACAAATACAGATAAGATTATTGTTGGTGACTGGGATATCACTCAAGATCCTACTACAGGAACATTTACTCCTACTGGAGCAACTTATGATTATACAACTGGTGATTTAGTTCTAACAATTGGATCTCATACTCTTGCAGTTGGTAGAATGATCCAACTTGCTGAGAACGGACTTACATTCTCATGTAACACAGGATCTGGTGCTGTTAATAAAACATATCCTAGATCAATAGGTGCAAATACAGCAACTGGTGCAGACTATGCATACAATACCAATCTTGCAATTACTTCAAAAACAGCAACAACAATTACTGTTAATGTAAATGGTGGTCAAGGTCCTATCAGTAATGCTAATACACATACATTTGTATCTGCCACAACTAATTCTGTCATAGTTCCTGGTGATTGTGCTAATGTTCAAGATGCAATTGATACTTTAGTTAATACAATTAATGATATTATTGCTCCTACAGAAGAAGCATTCGGTGTTGCTGCTGATAGACTTTACTTCAACAGAGATTACATTGCTGAAGAGATAACAAATAGAGTTACTGCAGAATTTACATATACTTTAAATGGTATAAACTATTCAGCATTCACTTATCCTGGTGCTACTGGTGAAGCAACTTGCCGAAGAGATCTCAAACTAATCATTGTTAGTATGATATCTGATTTACAAACAGGTGGAAATAATAGTACAGTTGCTGCTATTGAAAAATATCTAACTTCTACATTATCAATCAGTTATGTTGAGAAAGAATTACTACCAACTCTATATGCTATAGAGCAGTTGAAAGAACTTGGTGATTATGCTATTAGAAATAGATTATTCAACGTTGGACATACAACAGTTGGTGATCAATATGCTGCACAGTTCACATCTCAATCTGCATTCCAAGATTCATTTAATCCACCAAATATCCTTCATGTTACAACAAGATTTAACGAACTTGTAGATTTTGCTCTTAATATTCTTGCTCCTAGCAGAAAAACTGGTAGAGGTGCTGCGAAGAATATTCTTTATAATAGAAACTATTATAAGCAAGAAATTACAAACCTTGTAAATTCTCAGTTTGGTTCTGGAACATGGACTTATGATACATTCTTAGATGAAGTTGTTGACGATTTAGTTCATGACACTATCGTAACCAACACATTAGATAATCAGTTAGGTCGTTCAATTACAATTGAAAATGTTATAGGTGTATTTGTTAAGGGTGAAACGGTTCGCTCTAATAATAATGGAACTGCTATAGTCCTTGAGTTTGTTGCTGATACAAACTTATTAATTGTAGGAACCTTCACTGGCAGTATGTGGAAAGGTGTAGATCTCATTGAAGGATCAGTTTCTGGTGCTGTTGCTGATATTAGCGTTGGTGGAGTTAGTGATGATTATCATTACTATAACAATCCAGCAAATGTTAAAACACTTGCAACTGCTAGATTAATTACTTCTAATATTAGTGGTCAAATTTCTGGAGTTAACTTATTTGCAAATCCAGAAGCATTCACTCTTGATTGGTCTGGTAATAAGATGTTTATTACTGAAGATGCTATCACATCACCAGATGCAACTCCTACTGCCGAAAAGATTGTATCTACCGCAGATAATGATCTACACTCAATCATTAGAAATTATACTTTAAGTTCTTCTGATACATGGGATGATGGTGTTATTAAGTTTGACGATACTAATAATAAGTTTGACGAAGGTTCTCTTACTAACCAGTCAACTCAAACATATACATGGTCAGTATTCATTAAGGCGGGTGAACTTAATAGATGTCGTATACAACTAGATTTAGATGAAGGTCAGTCTGGTGTTCAAAGAGTATTCTTTGATCTTAACTTGACTAATGGAGTTATTGGATCTCTATTCACACCTCAAGGTGGTGTTACAGGAGACGCATATGGAGTTGTTCCTTACGGTGATGGTTGGTATAGAGCATATATCACCGCTACATTCTCGTTTGGTTTCTCAGCTTTACAAGCAGAAATTATCATTAACGACACTAACAATGCTCAAATATATGCAGGTAATAATAGTAATGGTGCTTATGTTTGGGGTGCAAAACTCAATAAAGGTGCATTAGATCCTTATACATCTGTAGATGGTAAGGTATTCTTTGCTGATGCAGAATTTAATATTAAGAACTACGCACTAGATCGTCTTGAAGAATATACTCTTCAGGCACTAGATGATACTTTAACCTCACCTGGTCCAAGTTCTACGTTCCTTAAGTTCTTTAGTATACCAGCAGCTGCCGAGTATGATAAGAGATCTGTTAGTGGTATTGTAAGATCTAATTTAAATCTTTTACGTGAGCAATTAAAGCAAGATACTTATTACACAGGAATAGCACAAGTCAATGGACTTAGTATCCCAACATTAACCTATGGTACACGTTCCATTCCTGCTGGTGTTGGTGGTGGACTCCAATCTGCAGACTTCTTATATGGTTTAACTAGTGATGCTTATGCAGAACTAGAAGATATTACCATGAACGAGGGTAGGGTAGTACAAGCATACCAAAGATTTAGAATTGATGGTGATATTACCGATGGTCCGTTCAGTATGAATGAGGTAGTCACTAAACAAGGTGCTCCATCTATTACTGGTGTTGTTTACGGATTCCATCAGGATGAAAACTACAAGTACTTAGATGTACGTGTAACTGCTGGTCCTTGGGCAATTACAGACACACTTGTTGGTGCTACAAACTCAACAACTGCTCAAATTAGTGCAATAGAAAGTAGAATTCAAATTATTGATCTTAAGGGTTCATTCGTTAATGATATCCCATTCAAAGGATATACAAGTGGTGCTACTGCAACTCCTACAGGATTTATTAAGACTGATGCTGCTGTACTTACAAATACTGGTGGTACATTGACAGTTGATACTGAAACATTAAATGGAACATTTGAAACCACGTGTGTTGTTTATCCTGAAAATTCTAGACAGTATATCGAAGTTTCTAAATTTGCTGGTCTTGATATTGGTATTGGTAGTAGAATTGCTTCTACTGGATACACTAGATTACAAATTGCTATTGTTAGTGGATTGAATAACTTTACTGTTGGAAATAAGATTTATAAGGTAAATGCTGGTATTCAAGATACAAACACATTTGGTTATATAACTGAATTGGATCTTGATAATAATTACATATACGTGACTGAATACGCTGGATCATTTGCTCTAGGTGACTTCATTGGTGATTATGGACTTGAATCAAATCCAATTGGTTACGCAACTGTAAGTACAAGGGTTGTGACACCTGGTGCTGCTGCAGCACAAGTACAAGATATTAGAGTTAGTGGTGTTAATAAGAGATTATATCTTTCAGACATAGTTGGAACATTTGATCTTAAGGATGCAATTGTTGGACCTGAAAGTTACGAATCAATCATATTGACTAAGGTTGATCTCAAGGCACGTGTGAAGAGAGCATTTAAAGGATTTGATGGTACTACAACATCATTCAAGTTAACACAACAGAATGGTACTTCATACCTTCCAGATCCTGCTGGACACCTATTGGTATTCGTTAATGGTATTCTGCAACCTCCAGGTGCTGCAAACGCATATACAGCGTTCTCAGACACTATACAGTTTACAGAAGCACCAGATCTAGGAGCATCATTTACAGGGTTCTACGTAGGTAAGTTGAGACAGTTGGATGATATATCCTTCGAGTTCGACTCCTTACGTCAGTCATTCAACCTTAAACGTAATGATGTATTCTACTCACTAACACTAACAGAAGGTGTTCAATCTTCTACCATACGTCCAGAAAACAATATTCTTGTTTCGCTTAACGGTGTTCTTCAGGAACCTGGAATTGGTTTTGAAATTGTTGGTTCTAGAATTATCTTCTCTGAAATTCCTCGTGTGGGATCGACATTCGTTGCCTTCTCCTACGTTGGTTCTGAGGCAGACGTTGATGCTGCTGAGGTTGTACCTCCAGTCGAACCAGGTGACTTTATTGACATCCAAGGTGAGACAGACTCCAGAGAAGTTGCTGTTATTGAATCATCAAACTCCTTAATCACCTTCGACTATCTTGGATCAGTCTTTGGTAAGGATGCTCAAGGATCAGCAGCAATAACCCAAGGGTTCATAGATACAGTCCAAGTTACTGCTGGTGGATCTGGATATACTTCTAGACCAACAGTAAGAATTGACTCGATCTCTGGTTTTGAGGGTTCTATCAAGGCACTAGTTGGTGTCGGTGGTGTTGAAATAAGTAATCCTGGATCTGGATATGAAACTCCAGGTATCGCAGTTGAAACCTCAGTCCCTGACGATTGGACTGCTCCTGACTTAAGTGCTTATGGAGAAGAATTCGTCGATCCTGAAATAGGATAATCAAACACTAATAAATAACTAAAAAAGTAGCGAGTAATGGCTAAACAATCTCTAGGTCTTGGTACTGCAGCAAACGACAATACAGGGGATACTCTGAGAGTTGGTGGTGACAAGATAAATGATAACTTTAATGAGATTTACAGTGCTATTGGTAACGGTACAACATTAACCCTCAGCGTTACTAACCCTGCTGTTGGTCAGGTGTTGCGTTATAATGGTTCTAGTTTTCTCCCGTCGGATTATTCCAATTTAACATCAGCTTTAGATGTTAATGGAAATTCCATTATTTCTAGTACCAATGGCAATATAGTAATTGCTCCTAATGGGACTGGAGATGTAACAATATCTAATGGTGGTGTTACTAACACATTTGAAGGTAGTGATGGAACAATAGATTTACCAACAAAGGTAAAGTATAAGAATGAGTATGCTAGTGTTGGTGCAGCTCCTGCTGCAGCGACATACACGGGATATTTCTTTACTGTAGATGGTGATGACAATCCATATGTAAACATTAATATTACTGCTGGCGGTGCTGGTGATGTTAGAGCAAAGGTTGCAACAGAATATTCTAGTGTTGATCTTTTATCAGACGTTGATACTACAACGGCTGCTCCTACTAATAACCAAGTTTTGAAATGGGATTCTACTGCTAGTAAGTGGAAACCTGGAGATGATTCTGCTGGTATTTCTTCTATTAACCTTTGGTCATCTATTGTAGGTGATACTGGTACAACAACAGCAAATAGTCAGACAGACACATTAACTATTGCAGGTGGCACAAATATAACTACTGCAATTTCTGGAGATACTTGTACAATCAACTTCTCTGGAACTTTAACAACTACACTTGCTGCTTTAACAGATACTGATACTTCTAGTGTAGTACAAGGTGATTCATTATTCTATAATGGAACTGGTTGGATTGTAACTAGAAGTCCAATTATATGGTGGGAAGTAAATGCAAGTGGTTCATCTGATTATACTATCAATGGACCTGGTTTTGCATCTCCTCAAAGTGATCCTACTTTGTATGTTCAAAGAGGATTTACTTATGCATTTGACAATACTATACAATCTACTGCACATCCTTTTAGAATACAAAGTACTCAAGGATTGAGTGGTACTCCATATACAGATGGTCAATCTGGTAGTGGAACTGCGGTTCTTTATTGGACTGTACCTATGAATGCTCCAAGCACACTTTACTATCAATGTACAATCCATGCTGCGATGCAAGGACAAATTAACGTTGTGAGTTAATAAATGGCAAGAACTGTTTCTGGAAGTGGTGCTGTAATCGAACCAATTTTTGATGAAGTATTTGGTGTTCGTGCAGTCAAAGTAGTCAACGGAGGTACTGGATATACATCAGCAGACCCTCCAAGGTTGACGGTGACGGGTTGTGGTACTCCGACTCAAGAAGCATTATTATATCCTATTATAGATCAGGATTCTGGTAGAATAATCCATGTACGTGTTCTTAATAGGGGTAAGGGATACGATCCTTTAAGATTGGGAATTTATCCTCAAGCAGAAACTCCCAATGTAGTAGATTCATTTGATATTAATAAGGTTTGGCAATCACATCCAAATTCCCCTACTACTGGTTTATTTGCTTTAAATACTGCTACACCACCACAAAAGACTGATAGATTAAGGATACAATCTGATAACCATCCCAAACCCACTCCTACACAGGCTGAGAGGGTTCCTGGTGGTGGTCCTTTAGTTGATAGGGCATTTGATCAGACTTTCATTTATAGAGGTGGTAAAGACGTTCCTAATCCTGGTACTAGAGAAGCACAACCAGATAAGGTTACAGGTATTTTAGCGAATGGTGGTTTATTACATACTCCAGAATGGGGTCCAGATGGTAATCCATTTCCAGGATTTGCTCTTGATAGTGTAAAGAACAGTTACGTAAAGAATAATACAACATATGATGCTGTAGTTGAGAATAATATTAGTTATTATCAATCAAGTAGAGTTCTTAATGAATTTGCACTTAAAAATGGTACTTTTGAATTTGGTAACTTAATCCAATTTACATGGTATGTCAAAGTAGAATTTGATAATATCATGTTAACAGTTACTAATATTGATGAATCTATAGGAACTATTGAAGTAGGAAGAACTGTTGATGTAATTAGTGGAAATGGTAGAGGTGAAGTTGCAAAAATTGTTAGAGATGGTAGTAATAATATTACTAGAATATATCTTAGACAAACAAGTGGAACTTTTAATGATCAAGATTTAGTTTTAGGATCAACAGGATTTGGATTTAAAATTAATTCATCACCAATTTCCTTGAATGTTTATTATATTGATTTTGGTCAATATGCTGAGAAATTTGGACCATTTATACCTGGTGTATATTATCTGGCACCTGAAAACATAC